ATCATCATCTCCAAAAGATAGTACATCTTTAAAATTAGCAGGAGTCAAGATACCGCTTCTTGCTAACTCGCCTAAACCTTGATCCTGAAAATATTTATCTAAATAAGAACCAAAAATATCTTGTTCTTTTTCTTTTTCTAATCTTTTTGCTATTTTATCTGCTTCAATAGCTCTTTTTTCTCTTATTCCAGTAGCTATATTTGCCGCTCTAATTGGATCGTAAGGGGTTATCATATTTACAAATGACTCAAGATCATCTAAATTAGTTAAATCTAAAGCATTTAAGTTTTGTCTTAACGTCTGTGCTTTTTCACTTGGGGGAAGCGGAGGTAATCCTAGTAATCCTCTAACTCCTCCTGCAACACCTCGTCCTGCTTTAGTTATTTGCTGAGTATTTGCCCTCATTCTATTTAAAATATTAACTTGAGGATTAGAAGTAATTGGAGGTAACTGCTGAGTCATGCTAGTCCCAGTCAGTAAACCTACTAAATCATTAATAGCCATTAAAAACCACCTCCACCGCTAAGATTGCCCCCAGTACTGCCGCCACTTCCGGCCATTGCCGCGTTTGCAAAAGCAGTTTCTAGATTACCAAATAAATTATTAAAGAAACCAGACCTTGCGCTGTCCTTTTCACTTTGCATGTCTAACAAGTTTAGCCCTTGATTTCCATAGAAACCTAAACCACCTAATGTAGCCATTAGATTATTTTTAGCTCCCGCTAGTTGTCCTCTTTGTGCTATTTCAGAACCTGCAAGACCTAACCTAATTAAGTCTTGAATTTGTTTATTTCTACTATCACCTGCTCCTAGTAATCCTTGGACTAATCCAAAGTCTTGGACTTGATCTCTCCTTGCTTGACCATAAGATCGGAACAATGCTTCATTTCTAGCTCTTTCTCTAGCTAAATCTAATGCAAGTTGCTCAGGAGTTCCACCAAACATTGAAGTTCTTAAGCCCTGTCGTCCTTGACCTCTTAGTCGACCCTCAAGAGCTAATTGTCTCTGTTCTTCTTCAGGCCTCTGAATGGCTCTTAATTGCTCATACAGCTTTCCTGCCTTAGCAAAGGGGTCTCCCTCTAGTTGATCAAGAAACATGCCTGAGGCGGCAAATAAACGGTCCTGAAGGGCTTGTTGCTGAGGAGATAGGTTTATATTAAAACCTCCCTCTGCTGTAGCGTCAGCACCTCCGATTGAGGACGTAACACTAAAAGGTCGAAACTGAGCATCATCTCTAGCTTCCTGACCGGCATCGGTATACCGGCCTAGCATTTCGTCCATAAAATTTCTTTGTCTTTTTATGGCTCTTTTAGAGTCTTTATATCCTAAAATGCCAGACACTATATCTCCAAATAATGACATTTAATACGTCCCTCCACTTATTGTTCCTGCTAAAGTTCCCGCAATATTAGCGGCTGTTATTGTTCCTGCTAAAGTAATATTTGTAGCATTAACTGTTCCTGTAAAAGTAGGACTAGCTAAGTCTGCTTTTGTAGTTATTGATGTTGCAACATTAGTAAACTCTGTGTCTATCTCAGCACCTTTAACTAT